GCGCACATGATGCTCGGGTACAGAGAGGCAAAGTCGAGCGCTGTGATGGGTGAGTAGTAAGCTCCGGTACGCGCCTCGAGGACAGTCGCGCCCTGATACTTACTGTCGTCACCCGGTGGTGGCTTGATGGTCGGAATCATAAATTTGAGCTCGCGAGCCTTGTACGCCATCTGCGAAAACACCTTGATTTGCTGGCCTCGCTCTGACAGGTAGCTCAAGGGCACCCAGCACGCCTTGGCCATCTCAATCTGGTTCTGCAGCTGACACAGTTTCTCCATCAGGGCGTGCGGCAGCTCAGTATCCTTGATACAGTACTCGGCGACCAGTGCGAGCCGCTCGGGGTCGCGAGCCCTGAACGCCGCAAACATCTCTTTGACCGGCATGTCAATCTTCTGGTCACTCAGAAAGTGTTTCGAGACGTTATTGAGGCTGTAGCTCTCGAGCTTGTGCTCACGCTTCACATCTTGGAAGAGGTCGAACACATACCGGCCTTTCATAGGCACCATCTTGAGCAGGTTGTCGCCGAGCGCGCTGCTCGACAGATTCTTAGTCACGAGATTTACAGGCTCGTCCTCGACACGGCCCCATACCAGCGCATCCGGAGGGACTCCCGCTTTCATAGCGCGAGTGAGTAAATACTCGAGGTCGAACCCGAAGATGTTCCAGCCGGTGATGATGTCAGGGTCGAGCTTGACCAGGTGCTGCTGGAACGCAACCAGTAACGCCTTTTCGGTCGGGTAGTCGCACGGATACTTGAGGCACGTCTTGTCAGTGTACTCGAGCGAGCCAAACGCCTTGGTCGTCATGGCAATCTGAAACACACAGTCCGGGGCGTTGTTTGCGTCCGGGAAGTTGCCAGACTCTGAGTAACACTCGATATCGAGCGACATGACCCGGAAAGGTGCCACGTCATCGCGGGCGACTGGTCGGAGCTGTTTCCAGTCAGGGCACTTGAGGTTGATGTCGCACCGGGTCGAGTAGTCTGGCTCACACCTGCCAGTATCCAGCCAGCCCGTGCTCGCGATGTGGGTCAGGTGCATGAAGCGCAGAACAGGGTCTATGTTCGCCTCGTACACTTTGAGCCTGCCATACCCATCCACGTCATTGCGCTCGAGATAGTAATACATAGAGCGCATAGCCCTGTGCGTTCGAAACTCAAGGCGGGCGAAGCGCGACATCTGGTTATTCTGAAAGCCCCACAGGTCCTTGGCGCGCACCTCTGTCATGGCCACGACACGCCGCTCGAGCTCGCGGCGCAAACCCTCGAAGCTGTGACTGGGGCGCAATTTTACATACAAAAAAGGATTCCATTCGGTTGTAAGGCACACGGACCTGCCGTCGGCACACCGGCCAAAAGTTCTGACCTGGTATTGCTCGTCTTCATTGTCCTGTCCATCCCATGCAACCGCTTGGAAAATTGTCATCTACTTTTATTTTGCGTTATTTCTTTAGCTCGACTCCAGCGGGGGTCGAACCCGCAACCTCCAGCTCACACACTCTCCGTTTTCTTAGAAGGCTGGTGCACTATCCGATTGTGCTATGGAGCCACGGGAATATTTTCCCAATTAATATTAAATGCCATTTGTTCCTCCGAAACTAAATAACAAGGGTACAAACGAGATTATTGCCACGACCGCGCTCAGAAACCTGAGTCAGCCTGTTACGTTTACACCGGCGAAAAAAATGGCGATACAGTTTGGACAAATCATGAAGAACATGCAAAAGCTTAACAGTCGTCACTGATACAACTTTAGAATTTGTTTGATAACTTTGTTGCGCTGAATATCAGACGGGCCAAACTGGATCACGTTGATGAGCTCGTTGTCAGGGTCGACACGCGAAATCAAGTCCCAGAGGCCATTCTGTTCAAAGCCGCGGTCGTGCTGCTCAACGTCACCCGTCACAACCATCTTAGACCCCTGTCCGATGCGTGTCAGTACCATGCGCATCTGATTGGGTGTCGAGTTCTGCATCTCGTCAGCCATAATCCACGCGTGGTCGAAGGTACGGCCGCGCATGTACGCCAGTGGGCAAATCTCAATCACGCGCTCGTACAACATCTCGTCAATCTTTTTCTGTGAATAGTAGTTGCTCATGATGTCAACCATCGGGCGAACCCACGGGTCCATCTTGTTTTCGAGCGTACCGGGCAGAAACCCGTGCTGCTCGTCAACACTGACAGCCGGTCGCGTCATCACGATGCGCTTAACATCCCCCTCCCGAAGCTTCTGTGCACCTACATGACACGCAAACAGGGTCTTACCAGTGCCGGCAGGGCCAGTGCCGATGACAACAGGGACCCGGGGGTTGTCCAGGCAAATGGCATATGCGCGCTGAGTCAGAGTACGCGGAACAAACATCCTAATCTATTTTGTGTCTTTGCTTTTAACTCACTGAACAAATGGTTGGACAATGAGCTGGGCAATGCGATAACCTGGGCGGATGACGTATGGGTTGCGCGTGTCGTGGTTGAAGAGCACCACTTTGAGCTCATCCTTGTAGTCAGGGTCGACGACAGCCGCGCCCACTGTGATGCCGTGCTTTACGGCCAATCCAGCGCGAGACTCAATGCGACCATAGGTTCCGGGTGGGAGCTCCACAGAGACTCCTGTAGAGACAACCACCCTGTGGCCAGGTAGAACGAGGTAAGCATCGGCAGAAAAGATGTCGTATCCGCAGCCCGAGCGCTCGGGCACAATCGCATTGTCAGTCAGCTTATTGACATTGAGGGCCATTATAATTTTATTTTGTCTATATACTTTAACTAATGCCTAATTTCAATAATATGAGATTTAACCAGCAGGTGAATATGCTTAGAAGACTCTCACAGGCTCTGCGCGCTGGTGGGCAGGGAGGAGCAGCGAACCAGCTTAATCAAACTATACAGCATTTAATAGCTGCATTTACACTGCGTCGCGCAAGAACCCATAGAAGTCGTGGTGCCGGGACAATTGCACGTGTTTTGTCTGGACGTAAAAGAAATCGCAACAACAACAATCGAGGAGGGGGTCGTACTGCCACTGCCGCACGCTAAAAATAATAAATTTTTCTTTTGTTAAACTGGATACCGTTGAAGGCTGTCGTGGCTGCTAGGGTATAGGCACCCATCCGCGGCCATATAATCCAGTCACCAACCTCCATGTCGGGCAGTTGGATACTGGTCGAGATGGTATCCATACCGTCACAGGTACACCCAAAAAGAATTTTATTTTTTTTTATTTTTTCAGATATCACAAGAGGTTCTGGCTTGGCATGGTCGAACAAAATACAGTTGAACGCACCATACAGAGATTCATCTATGGTCAGCGACTCACCCTTGACACCAATAACCGGTGTCACGAGTGTGCCTATTCTCTCGGCGATGTACCGACCCGGCTCGGCAATCACTGTCACCTCAGGGAATAATTCAAAAAGTTTTTTGTTTATTTTTTCTGAAAAATTTGTAATATCAGAAGTGAACCCACCCCCAATGTCGAGCAGCCATGGTGTGTGCCCATAGGCCTTGGCCAGCTGAAAAGTTTCAAAAGATTTTTCTATGGCACGAGCATGAGCAGAGGTGTCCCGGGCGCCACTGCCGACGTGGAACGACACGCCGACAATACTGAGGCCCAGCTCACAGGCTCGCTTACAGAGTTCCTCGATGGTATCTTCTTCTGCTCCGTACTTGTTCCCGAGTGCACACTGTGCGGTCGGGTCGTCTGCACGGATCCGGATGACGAGCTGCATACCTGGAGCAATTTTATGCACTTTCTCCAATTCGCAGAGTGAGTCGAAGGTGGTCATGCAGACATCACGTTCCGCCGCGTACTTGATAGCCCCGGGATGTTTACAGGGGTTTGCGTAGATGATGCGGTCCGGAGTGACACCCAAACTCAGAACCGTCTCAATCTCCACTGGACTTGCACAGTCGAACGACGCACCGAGCCGTGCAAGGGTCTTGAGTACCCTCTTGTTAGGGTTACATTTGACTGCGTAGAATGGACGGATGGTCGGGAATACCCGCGTCCACTCTTTGTACGCCTGTTTAACCTGACCGAGGTCGAAAACATAGAAAGATTCTTCAGGTTTATGTGTGCTCAGGAGGGCTTGCACCCTGTCCTGGAGCCCGACCATCAGAAGTACTGGACTTCTATCAGGGTCCTGGAAAAAAATATCAGGAAATATTAAAATGCCATCCGTCCCATCAGGAACTCTGTACAACACGACCGGTCACGAGCTGACCAAGACCAACCGCGTCAGCCTGCGCTGGACCGGTACCCGCTGGGTCTACACCCGCGTGGTCAAGGGCAAGAAGGTGACCCGTGAGGTGAAGAAGCCAGCCACCCCCAGCCCGCCCAAGGCTGCCAAGCGCAAGTACACGCGCAAGATTGGCCCCCGTCGCCAGCGCAAGACCCAGGCTATGACCAGCACCAACTACGCCAACAAGGGTGGTCGCGTTTTCTTCAAGACGAGCCGCGGCAGCTACGTGATTCGCAACGGTGACAAGAAGCTGTACCAGCGCAAGGCTCGCTACTACCAGGGTGCGCTCATCAAGAACATGTCCTCGGTGCCAGCCAAGATTCGCCCCCACAAGATGCCGGCCAAGAAGCGTATAACTACCCGCAAGCGCATGGGCCGTGTGGCTCTGTTCTAAATAAATATCTATAATAAGTAATGTTCCCCAAAGGTTCTCGCGGACGCTCAAACACCACTGGATTGCGCGCCGCCGAAAATGCATTTCGGGTGGCTCAGAATAATTTGCGCCGAGTCCTTGAGGCACAATACCAATTGAGGAGTCTGCGAGCGGTCTCCAATGCATCTGGGATTCCTATAAACAACTATAACAGGTTGAAGAGATTGGCGAACGCGAATATTAATAAGGCGACACGTGCTCTCGAGAATGCAACCAAGAATCTCGTTCACAGTCGCTCCCAGTTGTAAGCCTGTGCCTCTAGAGGGTGCCGTGCTCTCTGCGAACAATCATGAATACTCATAGGATTTTTTGAATTATAAAATTTTCCACACACTTTTCCATCCTTTAGCCACATCCTACTATCAGTGTCCGGGTTCGAACGATACAGTTCATCCTGCCCGGACACTTGTACATACCCTCTGTAAGCCTCTCTGCACAGACTCGGCATCATTTTCTGGTAAATATGGACTCGCTCATGGACCAGAGTCTCTGTCTCGTAAAGACCATCCAGAAAAATGACACCACTGCGCGTGTGTGGCAGACCCCCCTCGTATTGCGCCTTGGCGAAGACCCACGGAACATTGGGCATGCCGACAAAGTACCGGTTCGCTTCTCTGCAAAAATATTTTAAATTATTTTTTTCATCCAGAGTAAACTCATCGGCACTGAGAGCAGCCATCTGACGGTACTCGTCGTGCGATAGGCACCGCCTAGCCCTGAGGTCACACCGTGTAAGTCTCTGGATAAACCCATCATCGTCAGCCCCCAGGAAATCAGCAGTCTGTTGCCTGCTCAGGAAATATATCTCCATTTATTATTATCCTGTATATTATTAGGAATGGTTAAGCTAAAGAAAATTTCAATACCAAAACCAAAACCACTACCAAAAATTTCACTACCAAAAGTCAAACCAGTCAGTCCAAAAGCTATAACCCAAGCCTTTAAAAAAGCTGGCGAAGGTATCAAGTCGGGTGTGGTGAATTCGGCAAAGGGTATAGCGTCAGCTGGCAAGGCGCTTGGGAAGTGCAAGGTGGGTGACATGAAGTGTGCAGCCAAAGGAATGACTGGTCTGGCAACATCTGTAGGGAAGATGGCCTTGTCCGTGAGTGCAGCTGGCATTGTGGTTAACGCGTCAGATGCGGCCAGTGGTGGCAAGGTGAAAAAGGGGCTCATTGTGGCGACCAAAGCTATTATAGGCGTCAACCCAAACGACCTTGCAAGCGGTGATCCGGCAAAGATGGGCAAAACGTTTGGCCAAGCGCTCTACAAGGTTTCGGGTGCCCAGACGGCTGTGACTGCCGGCAAAGCGCTCGCCAAGTGCAAGCCGAACGATGCCAAGTGTATAGCGATGAATGTTGGTCAGCTGGCAGGTGTTGCCGCTGCATTTATCCCGGGAGTTGGTGGTGCTGCTGGTGTCGCCATGAAGGTGGGTCAGAATGCAGTCAAGGGTGCCATAAAGGACCAGGTTTTTGCGGCAGCCAGAAAGACTGAAGCTGTAAAGAAACTCGAAAAGGCGGTGAACCCGGCTGAGAGGAAAAAGGCCAAGGAAGAAGCTGACAAGGCTGATGCGGATCTCAAAAAGGCTACGGCGGTCAAGGAGGCCGAAGAGAAGAAACTAAACGATGCTACTATAGTTCTTGCTTCTCAAACGGCTGCAGAGGCTGCCCAGAAGGAATTAGACAAGGCTAAAGAAGACCCGAACATGAAAGATGTGGCGGCTGGCATAGAGGCGAAGCTCAATCAGGAGCAAGTGGCGGTCGCAGCAGGTGTACCGGCAGCGGCAGTGGCGGCGGCACAGAAATCTGGCGATCCAAAGGCGGCACTTGCATCAAAGGCGGACAAATCAAAACCTCTCAAAATTATTCTTGGACTTTTGGCAGCTGTGCTCATATTCGTCTTTTTCGTTATCTAAAGGGGAGACCCTAGGTATATATATCACAAACAATGGAGCGCATTTTCATCCTCGACCGTTCTGGTTCTATGGAGTCGTGCTGGGACGACACTATCGGCGGTTACAACAGCTTTGTCAATTCGCAGAAGGAGCTTGGCGGGACCATGACTCTTGTGCAATTTGACCACGAGTACAAGGTGTTCTACACGGCCAAGCCCATTGCAGAGGTGGAGCCCCTGACGCGCCAGACATTTGTGCCGCGTGGGTCGACGGCGCTTCTGGATGCGATGGGCCAGGTCATCAAGGAGTGTAAGAGTCAGACGGCACCGACTGTCATCATTCTGACGGACGGCCTCGAGAATGCGTCAAAGACGTATACCAAGGTGCACATCAAGGACCTGGTCGAGCAGAAGGAGAAGGATGGTTGGGTTTTCATGTATCTGGGAGCCAATCACGACGCCTTTGGTGAGGCGGAGTCATTGGGGATTGCCCCGGGGCGCACGCTAAACTACGACGCGACTCGGACACCCGATGCATTTAGACAGCTGTCACAGGCACTGTCACACACGGACTCTCAGTTTGCCTAAGGGTCGACTTTTAGCGAGCTCGCATGCCACTGACATACTGACGACCTCGCCCGTCTGTAACTTTAATCTGCTTGTAACCTTTTCTTGCAAGCTCTGCTGTAATATTTCTAATCTCTGCAACCGAAAACCCCTTGTGCTTGCGCTCGGCGGACGCGGCGGCACGCTTACGCTCTGCGGACGCCGCACGGTTACGTCTATAATTTGCAGCACGTCGAGCAGCCGCTGATGCTGCCGCAGCCGCATTGGCATTACGTTTTCTCTGCACTTTCTTCCACTCGGGGGTTCTTGGTGGTGTTCTTTTTCTCGCAGGTGCGTTACCCAGATTCGCCATAATCTTTTTAGGACTACCCAGCATACGAGCAAAAGGGTCGTTTATTTTTCTAGGTGCGCCCTGTCCTTTAGGCGCGAACCCAAACATTTATATGTACTGATATTTTTTACTACATTGGCGCAGCCATTGGTGGTGGTGCCGCTCCCATTGGTGGGGGTACATTTGTCGTGGGTCCTAGTTTGGCGGCGCGCGCAGCCTGAAAGTTTGCATATCTGGCTTGGGCATTGTTACGGAGATTACCGACCGTCTTGCCAGTTGTCATGAAATAATAACCGCCATAGAACAGACCAACGGTCAGCACAAACATAAAGAAAGCCTTGAACTTGCTTTTACGAGATTCCCATGTATTTGCAAGAGCAACTCCACTCAACATGAAGAGCGCTACAGGGATTATCATTGAACCGAAAGGAACTGAAGTACCGCTCATTATTATTTTATAAATATTTTATATTTCCCGCCAAGAGCCTGTTCGGTTCTGTGCACAGCTCCCCTGAGAGATGGGACTGACCACAGAAGCCACCGTGACCAAAACCCAGCAGTGTACCGCCCGGACGCTCGCCAGTTTTCGCGACGTCGGTGCCTGGTGACATAGCGCGCCTTGCGCTTCGGGTCTTTGTGCTTGGTGTAGTCTGAGTAACCGCGCGCCCCAAATAGAACCACCTTCCCGTCTGGGAACACCGCCCTGAACTTGTGGACCCTATTCGGGTTGCGCCGCAAAATAATTTTTTGCATCTTACTTTTGGCCAAGAGTTAATCTTATGGCGATGTAGACCAGTAGGATAAGGATGACCACGTTAAAGGCGGCCCACCCAACCAGATACGGGAAGAGCGCCTGGTTCTCGAGAACCATAGACATCACCTGACGTGTCAGTGACTCATCCTCTTCCATTCTACCTGTGACCCTGAAAAAAAAACCTCTATGAAGGCGAAGCCTTCTTTATTAAAGGAAGCAGGGCCTATGGCCCTGAACAAAAGAAGGGTTGTTCCCTGCAGTGCACCATGAACGGAGTGAGTTTCAAACCAAAACAAGATGTTCATGCTGAAGTTCTCTCGCTACGACTGCCCCGGCTGCGACCGGAAGTGGTTCTTTGAGACGGTGGGAGAGATTGAGACCTTTATCAAGGATGCCCACCCCAAGTTTCCAGAGACTGAATGGAAACATGGTCATGAGTTTTACCCGAACGGTCTAAGCATCTACGAGTGTGTCGGGCGCAAACCAGTCCTGAAAATGATGTCGATGGTCGAATCGCATGATTTCGCCTATGAGATGTCCGAAAGCCTTTCTCCACAGGTTAACACTGTGGCCAAACTCATCTACGAGCTGCAGGGAATCGTGGACGCCATGGACGATGGTGAGTACCAGTGGCCACTGGAGCAAATCACCCCACGGGTGGACAAAGAGGACCTGGTCAAGACTGTATTCAGCCCAAATAGGGTTGCAGTGATGGGCGGAACTGAATGGCTAGAATGTGTGTAGCGATGTTCCCTTCAGGCAGTCAAAGACAGCAGCCAAGACAAAAACAAAACAGATGGAGGCTCAGGCTGCTCTCTTCCGTGCCCAGAAGCCCTTTGCGGATGTGGACCCTTCGTGGACTCTGATGAAGGGTATGGCTCTGCCGCCGCCCTTCAAGACTATCCACGCGCACCCCCAGGGCCCAGTCTTCACCCATATGAATGACAACAACTTCCCGAACTTGTACCGGGACGACCGGTTTGTCCTATACCTCAACGCGGCCTCGCCATTCACCGAGCTGTACCCTGGCAAGGAGGAGCGCGCCGGTATGTCTTTTGTGCACCTCCTGGCTGTGCCTCTCGAGCGCATCTACAACTACAAGACGGCGCTCCCGTCAGACTATGGGCTGGTTAACCATATGTACGAGACGGTAAACAAGCTTATGAATACACCGAGCTTCAAGGAGGAGCTGGCTTATCAGCTTACGTGTCAGTACGTTCCTCTGCTCGAGACACCGAATCTACGGGCCAAGTTCCTGAGCAACCTAGAGACTCTGCACGACGATACGACCAGTCGCGACATGACGTACTGCTTCCATCCCGACCCGCTGCATAGCGTGGGTCATATGCACATGCACTGTGTGGCGAAGAATATGCTGACCAAGTCCTACATGCTCAACTCTAACAAGAACACCCCGATCGACCTTGTCCTTCAGGAAATTCTGCGTCTGATGTAATGGATATCTGTCTTTTAGCAAACTCTCTCATTGTCCTCGTCTCTAAGATTGTCGAAAAACTAACATGCCAGGAAAAAGAGAAGGAAGATGACGACTTTATAAGTTCAAAACAATGGGTAGGAGATTATCTCGACTTGAGTCTTCCAGATTCAAGAGTGCCCTTGGTCGCTGTCGAAAGAATGAATGAAAGATTAAATACAGGCTGTAAAATTCCAGAAAGAACTTTGCGCAAGGTTACTAATACGTGCAAGCGTCTTATTGAACTGTATGCTATGGAACGTGGTCGTAAGGAACAACTCCATAAAATTAAAGAAATTGTAGCCAGACATGACCAAGACATGGCTGATGAAATTGAACTTGATAGATTTTCGACATGTTCTTGGTACGAAGGTCGTATTGCTTTGTTTAGATAAACATTATACAAGTGTAATAATTATGTATGGACCGATTTCTCAAAACAAAACCCGTCACAGAGTCCCCCCTTGGTTCCGGTCCCGCAATAGTCAACGTATGGGGCAACTCCGGGTCAGGTAAGTCTACCGGTGTCAGAAACTATTTTACAAATTTTTTAGAACTCACATATGACACGCTGCGGAGCAAACAGTCCACCATCTCCTTTATGGAGCGCGCCGCATTTACCAACTTGCCCATTCTCATAGACGACTGGAACACAGTCTCTGAACTCATTGGCGCGCGCGAATTCACGGGACCGCTCAACAGTTCCCTGACTGTTATCATTTCACCCGAACCTATTCGGGAGGATTTCGAGTTTCGGCTTGTGCGCTGGGAGGACCGTACACTTGAAGAACTAAAAACAATTGGAAAAAAGTATTGTGACGACCCGGAGAAGGTGCACCGGATGGCTGTCCACTGTGGTGGGAACCTGCACGTGCTCATCAGTAGTCTGACGTTTGACAGTGTGG